GGTGTTACTGTGACTAAGAACCTGGACAAGCTCCGCAAAGCCACCGTAGCTTGGATCATGCAGCCTCTGGGCTCTAACCCTACTGACCCATATCTTGACCGTGAGTTCTGGCTGAAGCAATCCGACAGCCTTCTGTATAGTGGCAAAGCAGAAGGACTTGTTGCTACCCGCCGTGCTCGTATGCCCGCCTTTTTTGAGCACTCTAATGTCAATCTTCCTGAGTACGGCTGAGTTTGATCGGCTGCTAGAAGAACTAGACGAACTATTTCCTGACACCTTCCCTGACTACACGCTGTCTGAAAAGGACATTGCCTACCGTGCTGGTCAGGTGTCGGTCGTTAGATTTTTGAGAGAAAAATTATCCCAAGATTAACTATGTGCGTAGGTCCTTTTAAGCCTTCCAAATCGCCCGAGCCAACGATGCCTACTCCTCCACCGGCTCCTGCACCTGTTCAAAAAGTTGAACCGACTAAGGCTCCCTCTGCCACCCCTGCTCCTGAAGCAACAACTCAGGAGAAGGCTGCCTTGAAGAAGAAAGACACTGGCTCTAAGAAGAAACAGCGTATGAAGACTGGCACTGCATCTCTGCAGACTGCTCCAGGTCAAGGTCTTAACATTGGTGGTGGTAGCTGATGAAGAGCGCACGGCAACGGTATCATGAACTGACCAGTGGCCGTACTGCCTTTCTCGACATTGCACTTGAGTGCTCTAAGCTTACGATCCCTACTCTGCTGATGCACGAGGAGACGACAACCGATCACACTCGGTTCAAGACTCCTTGGCAATCGGTAGGTGCGAAGGGAGTTGTGACCCTGGCATCTAAACTGATGCTCGGTCTGCTCCCTCCCTCTACCTCGTTCTTCAAGCTCCAGCTGGATGACTCCAAGCTCGGAGTTGAGATCCCTGCTGAAGCAAAGAGTGAACTGGATCTAAGCTTTGCAAAGATCGAACGTATGATCATGGAAAGCATTGCTGCTTCTACTGATCGTGTTCAGATCTTCTCTGCAATCAAGCATCTGGTGGTCACTGGTAACGCCCTGCTCTACATGAGCAAGGACGGTATGAAGATGTACCCCCTGAACCGCTACGTTGTAGAGCGAGATGGTAACGGTAACCTCACTGAAATTGTCACACGAGAACGTGTGAACCGCAAGCTGCTGGGACCTGAGTTTGAGAACCCCAAGCAGATGTCTGTTGTCGACTCTAGTGTCGGCAGCAAGTTTGAGAAAGACGTGGATGTCTACACCTGCGTCAAGCTAACCTCCAAGGGTTGGTCCTGGTATCAGGAAGCTGATGACAAGATCCTCCCTGACAGCTATGGCAAAGCTCCGAAGGACAAGAGCCCTTGGCTCCCCCTCCGCTTTGTTACTGTGGACGGTGAAGACTATGGACGTGGACGAGTCGAGGAGTTCCTCGGTGACCTCAAGTCCCTGGAAGCTCTGATGCAAGCTCTCGTTGAGGGCAGTGCAGCAGCAGCCAAGGTGATCTTCACAGTCTCACCCAGCTCCGTGACCAAGCCTGCCTCGTTGGCTAACGCTGGTAACGGTGCTATCATTCAAGGTCGCCCCGATGACATCGGTGTGATTCAAGTTGGTAAGACTGCAGACTTCCGTACTGCATTCGAGCTATCCAATACTCTGGAGAAACGTCTGTCTGAGGCGTTCCTCATTCTCAATGTGAGACAGAGTGAGCGGACTACTGCTGAAGAAGTTCGCATGACTCAGATGGAGCTGGAGCAACAACTGGGTGGACTGTTTAGTCTGCTGACTGTTGAGTTCCTGATCCCCTATCTCAACAGGAAGATGCTGGACCTAACTAAGTCCAAGCAGATCCCATCCCTGCCCAAAGGTCTGGTGCATCCAACCATTGTTGCAGGTATCAATGCTCTTGGCCGTGGTCAAGACCGTGAGAGTCTGATCCAGTTTGTGACTACTATTGCACAGACCATGGGACCACAGGCTCTGCAGCAATACATCAACCCTGACGAGGCAATCAAACGTCTCGCTGCTGCTCAAGGTATCGACATCCTTAACCTTGTCAAAGGTATGGAACAGATCCAAAGTGATAAGCAGGAAGCTATGCAGCAACAGATGCAGCAATCTCTGGTCCAGCAAGCTGGTCAGTTTGCGTCTGCTCCTGCCATGGATCCATCGAAGAACCCTGAAGCTATTGATGGTATCCAGGCTGCTATGCAAGGCATGGCTGGTATGCAACAAGAACAACAACCCCCCGCTCAACCCCCTAGCTAGCACCTATGGCTATTAACCTTTCTTACGATCCATCTGACGATCCCGAAGCTATTGAAGCTCGCGAAGCCGAGGAGCAAGAGAGCCTTGAACTTGGTGAGAAGATGCTCCAAGAGCAGGAAGAACTTCTTGCTGGCAAGTACAAGAACGCTGAAGAGCTGGAGAAAGCCTACATGGAACTCCAGCAACGCCTCGGACGTGGGGACGAAGATGATAGTGGAGAAGCAGAAGTAGAAGAAGAGGCAGAAGAACCCACGGAAGCTGACTACGAACGCTACGATGAAGAAGGCTACGTTAACTTTGACGCAGTCGCTGAGGCATACGGTGACAACCTTGCTGATGTGTTCTCAGAAAACGGCATCGATCCGTGGGCTATGAACGATCACTTCTATGAGAACGAAGGTACTCTCACTCCTGAGATGTATGACGAACTCAATGAAGCTGGCTTCTCCGACGAAACTATTGATGCTTATCTTGGTGGCCTTCGCAACCAGCTAGGCTACGATGATGCAGAGGCTACCCTTGATACAAGTACAATCTCTGACATCAAAGACATTGCTGGTGGTGAACAAGGCTACGCTGACGTTGTACAGTGGGCAAGTGAGAACCTGCCTGAGGCTGACATCGAAGCTTTCGATGAAGTCATCAACACTGCCAACGAAGCAGCCGTCCGGTTTGCTGTAAAGGCACTGGTCGGTCAGTACGAGGACGCAGTGGGTCGTACCCCTGAACTCGTTACTGGTAAGCAGTCCTCTACTGGACAGGCTTACCGCAGCATGGCTGAGGTTGTCCGCGACATGTCGGATCCTCGCTATGATAATGACGACGCATATCGCATGGACGTTATGCGTAAACTTGAACGCTCTAACCTCAAGGTATGAACGACTTCTACGAAACCCATTGGGAAAAAGCAGAACGCCTCAACGGACGCTTAGCAATGCTAGGCTTCGTTGTAGCCGTTGGTACATACTTAACCACTGGACAAATCATTCCAGGTATTCTCTAAACTAACTATGAAATCTCTTATTATCGCTGGTCTCCTGCTCGGCTCCGCTGGTGCTGCACAAGCAGGTCCTTACGTAAACGTGGAAGCCAACTCAGGCTTCACCGGATCTGATTACACCGGGTCCGCTATGGACGTGCACGTAGGCTACGAAGGCACTAACTGGTACGTCCAGGGTGGTCCTGTCCTCCTGGCACCTGACGCTGGTGACGGTGACGTGGAACTGTCTGGTAAAGCAGGTGGTTCTTACGGCTTGACCGAAGCTCTGTCTGTCTACGGCGAAGTCTCCTTCGTCACTGGCGAGGATGAGAATGGCTACGGAACCAAGGTCGGAGCAAAGTACAACTTCTAGTCGGAAGGAGTATTGGGCAGAGCGTTATCGCGAACGACGAGACTACATAACTAAATACAAAATGGACCGTGGGTGTGAGCTTTGTGGATACAAGGCTCATCCTGCGGCTTTGACGTTTGATCACTTAGACCCTGCAGACAAGGCATTTAATTTGAGTGATCATACAAATCGCAGTTGGCAAAAGATTATGGATGAGATAGATAAGTGCAGGGTAATCTGCGCTAACTGCCATAATATACATACTCATGACAGCGATTACTTCTCTGCGAGGACAGACGAATAACTGGGAGCAGTTCTGCTCTTGGGTTACCTCCACAAACAATCGTCTATACGTAGGCTGGTTTGGAATCCTGATGATTCCTACTCTACTGGCAGCAACTACCTGTTTTATTATTGCCTTCATTGGCGCACCCCCTGTAGACATCGATGGAATCCGTGAACCTGTCGCAGGATCCCTCCTGTATGGAAACAACATTATATCGGGAGCCGTCGTACCGAGCAGCAATGCCATCGGACTACACTTCTACCCAATTTGGGAAGCTAATTCACTTGATGAATGGCTCTACAACGGCGGCCCTTTCCAGCTCGTCGTGTTCCACTTCCTCATTGGCATCTATGCTTACATGGGACGAGAGTGGGAACTTAGCTATCGACTAGGTATGCGTCCTTGGATCTTTGTGGCATACTCTGCACCTGTTGCAGCTGCCTCTGCCGTGTTCCTGGTTTATCCCTTCGGACAAGGATCTTTCTCTGATGCAATGCCCCTCGGAATCTCAGGTACCTTTAACTACATGCTTGTCTTCCAAGCCGAGCACAACATTCTCATGCACCCTTTCCATATGCTTGGTGTTGCTGGGGTATTTGGTGGTGCTCTCTTTTCAGCTATGCACGGATCTCTCGTCACGTCGTCCCTCATTAGGGAGACTACCGAAGAGGTCTCGCAGAGTTATGGATACAAGTTTGGGCAGGAAGAAGAGACATATAACATTGTCGCTGCCCA